ATTGGCAACCATACCATATCGAGTCTTAAAGCCAATCTTTGGTTGGAATGTTGACTGATCAACAGCTCTTACCATTTGTAGTGGAACATATGGGCAATAGAATAGACCGGCATCGAAGGCAGATGAACCCTTATAGCCAACGGTTAGATAGTTACCACCGAGAGCATATGGGTCAATATAAACCTTGAGGCGGCCATTGAGAACACCGGCAAAAGTATTGCCTGTATCATCAACGTTGAGGTTGTTTGAATTTAGGGCTGGGGCATAGTCAAGAACACCGGCCATTTGAAGAGCAGAAGCAACGTCGGACGAGCAGATAACGATGTTACCCTTACCACGACGAGTTGTACGAGCGATAGCGTTGGCTTCACGTTCCAGCTGGAACATTAGGCCCTTGAACTTTTCAACTGACCAACGGCCGTTTGAGTCGGTGTCAAGATCGAAGATACCAGTAGTTGTAGTATTATCAGCAGCACCAGTTACGGCGGTGATATTGATTGTGCGAACAACTTCACGGTTGATTTCGGCAAGGATTTCAGCTGAAAGAATGTTAGCAAGTTCTGTCTCAGCATCCAGACCATGAATGGCCTTGAGGTCTTGAGCAAGTTCCATGGTATACTCAGCCTTGAGGGCACGTGACTTAGCAGTTACGGTAACCTTTTCGATTGAGAAGCCCATTTGAGCAAAAGCACTGTTACCGTCAGCACCGAGAATTTCAGCCTGTTTTGTATCCATACCAAAGCCGGTGTTATAGGTGGATGTATTAGACAGAACAGTCGTATTTGTTTGGCCGGGGATAGTACCGATAAAGCTTTGACCAAAGGTGTTAGAGCCATTTGCTACTGTAGAGAATGCAGTATTAACTTCGTTATAGAAAGTTTCACTACCAGCCTTTGTATTACCAAGTACAGTTGTATTACCAAGACCTGCATCACCATAACGTGAGCGCATAGCAAAGATCAAGCCTGTTGGGCCAGTCATTGGCTGTGTGCCGCAGATGTCATAAGCAATCAGGTTAGGCATTGAACGACGAACCAATGAAATAAGTACTGGATCGAAAGTATCAATTGGACCTGCGGTTGCACCGGAACTTGAGGTACTCATTGCGTTGAAAGCGCCGGTTGAAGCTGTTTCAGTCAGGGTCTGGAATTGACCATGTGATGAAGCTTCACGGAGAGCTCTTTCTGTATTTTCAAGAACAACGGCTGTTACTGAACGGCGGTGTGAGTCCTTGATTGATGGAAGATCGACATGGTCAAGAATAGGTGACCACTTCTTTTGAATTTCTTCTTGTAAAAACATTTAAATTCCCTTTCTTTGTAGGTTTAGTTTATTTATATAAAATTATTTCTTAGTTGTTCTAGCAATTGCACGGACATAATTACTTACATGTGGATCCATATTTACGGTGTTCACACTTTGATCATCACTTTCAAAAGTTTCTTCCTCAATATTTGAAGTTTGTGGCTTTATTGAGAAATATGTCTCTTTAACCATTTCAAGTTTTGATTTGTAAGAGTTAAAATTGCCATCAAAGCTCACACCTTCAGCAAGAGCAGCAAACTTCTCTGCTTGAGACATTGTTAAACCTTCTGACAATTCATCAACCAATGATGTCATTTTGGCTTCAGTAAGTACTGATTTGAGCTCATTGACGTCATTGATAGATTCGTTTAATGCAGTTTCTAGAGTTTCAATCTTTTGGGCCATAGCTTCAATTACATTGACTTTTTCTTCAGGTACATCAATGTAATGCTCAGCAAATAAGCCTTTCAGACCACCAATAAACTCTTCCATAATTTCATTACGGAGAGAAGATTCAACAGCAACTTGATTATCTTCCATCCAATTTTCTACAATATAATCTAAGTAAGTATCAAGATTAGTTTCTACATTCTCAACAATTAAAGCAACTTCTTCTTCAAGACGTTCTTCATATGCAGCTTCATATTCTTCTTCTAGACGAGCAATTTCAAGTGTTGCACGCGCATTTACTGCGGCTTCAAATAGTGTTGTTGCTTTATCCTTAAACTCTTCGGATAGGTCTGTACCAACAAACATTTCCTCAACATCTTCTTTCATGGAGGCAAGAGGATTATTCTTGTGGTCTAACTTTGGCATTGCATCAGGAGCAGATGCACCACCACTACCTTTGGCAGCTGTTGAATTCATATTCAACGAACTCTTGTTTGCATTTGAATTGGCTGAACCAGGCAGAGCAGAAGCTTCCTTACCAATAAGAGCCATAGCACTTGTATACCACTTTGTAAGTTCATCACTACTCATAGAGTTCATCGAACCAATGACCGAATTAATAGCTGCAATCTTTGACTTTGGATTTGAGTCATCAGAGCGTGAATCTGCTTTTAGAGTTTCCGAAGCAATTGATTCATCGACCATTTGTTCGGCAGCTTCTTTGATATTCTTTGCATGCCACTTTGTCTTAGCAATACCATCAATGAACGCTTTGGCTGTAGTTGGACCTTCATTTTGGCGATCAAACGGGACTTTTTTTCCATGTAAAGTAGCATCAAAAAAGTGACCACCATAATCATTATAATGGTGCACTACTTTACCGACTTTCTTATCACCTTTATGAATATCATAATGTTTTTCTACTGCTTTCACAGGTTGATCTTCATCATCTGTTACATCTTTTGGACGTGCAGTCTTTGTTAATTTAACGGCATAATTTTCATCAAGTTGTTCGAATTCATTATTTTTTGTTGACATTAAAAAGGTCTCCCTTACATTCTATTTGTTTTATTTATAACAAATTTGTTTTTGACGATAAAGACTTGACGAAACCTTCAAAAATAGCAAGTTTATTATGTTCAATTTCGTCCATACGCATAGTTCTTAGTTGTTTACGTGTTTCATGTAGTTTCTCTTGGTACCAGGAATCAGTAGTTGCATCATAAACCCAATCAACATTTTCCATAATACCTTTTACAAAAGCATTGGGCGCTGATGGATCAGCCACAATATCGGCTGCAGTTGCAAGATGAAAATCAGGCTGAACAACCATCACACCATTTTTTGATTCAAGACTTCCCATACCACGAGAAGAAACACCTAAATTAGCACCAGAATCAAGGAGACCTTTAGCAATACTACCCATAGGAGTATCAGTCAACTTTGCTTTACCAATAAAATAATTACTATTACCATCTCTCTTTAGTTCAACAATAAGATGGGATACACGATCCAAATTAATTTGTGGGCCGGTAGGATGACCCAATTCACCGTAACCACGATTTGTTTTAATATGGCTTTCAGTATATTTATTTACTGCATTTTCCAATACAGATAATGGGTATACTCGGCCATTTTTATTCTGTTCCTCAGCAACAAGAAAGCGGCCGCGAATATGATGTTGCTTCTTGCCTGTTGCTTCATCAAGTTGAGTTTCAAAATCAACTGCTTCTGTGAGTTCGGTAATGAGTTTCATTTTTTTACCTTAATTAGTATATGCAACAGGAACAGCCACCAGCGTTGTCGCTGTATTATTAGAAGTTAATAGATCCGTCGAACCTTTTTGAACAATTAAAGTTTCACCACCAATAATAGACATAGTCCATTTAATATTAGTATTAGTTGAATCTTTACATGTAATCAAAGCTAAAGTTGTGACTGCAGAAGCATGAGAAATCTTGACTAATCCACTATTACCATATGAACTAAATGTTGTGGTGTTGCAAATAGATTCCGTACCTATTGGTTTAATTATTACACTCATACGTTTCTTCCTACATCAACTGAAAAATCTGGATATGTATTTCTTGGTGCACCTGACATATCAATACCACCTTCATATGGTGCAGTTTGTTCGTCTTCTTCTTTTTCTTTAGAATGATCGCCATAAATCATATAATCATGAACTGAGGATACATTATCTTTTGCTACTGCAATTTTTGCTTGAATCCATGGTTCTACCATTTGATCATCACCAAGTTGCATAGCAAGATGGAGTGCTTTGTTTGCAATAGCACGAAGTTGTGTCTTGGCCATTTCAGCAGATTCATCGTCATCTTTACTACCGAGTAAAGGAACAGCTAGGTCTTCTTTAACTTCTTCATTTTGCTTAGCATAATAAGCAGCTAAAGCCATTTGCTTACGCTTTTCTTTTGATTTGCCGGCAAATTTTGGATTATCAGAATCTTGAAAATCTTTTATAAATTCACCGGCCGAAGTTTTTTTTGTTAGAACTTCCTTCAATGTTTTCTTTGACATAGAGGAACAACTAGCCATTTCATGAACTGGACAGTATGTACCTTCTTCAGTCATATTGCATTTTGCAGCTTCATTAACTTTTTCAGAATCCTTAATATTCTTACGGCCGTGTTTTGGTTCTTTTGCAATAGATGATTTGATGTTTGTGGCTTGATAAATGTCATCACCATTTCCAACACGATCATCATGTTTTTCACGCTCATGCTTCTTTACAAACTCTTGTTCATTCGGAGCCTTCGGAGCATAATCTACACCAGGGTTCGAACCAGTAGAACCTGGTACAATCTTTGATTTTTTTACACCGTCTAGAATATCTTTTAATAACTTATGCATTTTAAGTTTTCCTTACTCTTCTGATTCAAAATCATCTTCATCATCAAAAAAGTCTTCATCATCTTCATCATCTTCAGGGCCATCATTAAATATTGATTTTGCAATATTAGCCTTTTGAGCTTCAATTGCTGATGAAATTCTATCTGTTATGATAGACTTAAATGCATCTCCGAATTCAATAGGCTTTTGGCTAGAACTAAAATTAATAAGATCTGCCAATCTATATTCAATCTCTGTCATTATTATTCACTCCTATTTATTTCTTGCTACAATTTGAATAGCGGATTTATATTTAGATTCATCTTGAATAGAGCGATTTTCCGCACCCTTTTGTTTCATTTGTTTAATAGTCATTTCGGCTTGACGCAGTTTTTCCGATTTATCAAGATCCGCAGCAGGTGAACTATCATCTACGTTTTCATCACCAACATTTTGGCCAGGATCTTGACTTTGTTGTTGGTCCATCATAGCTTGTTGTTGCTGTTCTGGACTCATCCAACGAGGATCATCTGATTCAACCTCAATATTTATTTCTTTATCTTGCTCTTCAATTTCATCATCAGATTGTTGTAGAATATTCTTACGAGCCCATTGATGTGAATAATATTTACCAATCAAGCCACCTTGTTCCATAGTCATCATTAATTGAGTTCTAGATTGAAGTACTTCGGAATCTTTTAGTTCTGTAAAGTAATTATCTTTAGCAAATTTATATCTAATTTTGCTTTGAATTTGTTCCCAATCCTCAATACTCATAATTTGTTTGAGTACTAATTGCTTTTCTAATACATGTGTGAATAATGTAGAAAATCTGGAACGTAAACGAGTAATAAATCTAGAGAATTTTACTTCGTCTCTTGTAACTTCTGTTGCTCTACCGAGTGAAAATAATGCATCAGAGTTTAAACGATTTACAGGTACATTCAATGTTTGATATAATTTCTTTTGGAAATATAAAACATCATCCATTTCACCGAGGGTTTGTCCGCCGGGTAGTGTAGTTACTTCGGTACCACGACCACCTTCTCTACGAGGTAGCCAATAATCTTCAAGCATTGTCATAAATTTTCTATCGTCACGGACTTCACCGGTAGCACCATCGTAAATTAAACGGTTCTTGTGTTTGACCATGATATCGCGAACATATTGTTCAGCTTTCATCTTTGGCAAATTACCAACATCAATATACCAAATACGACGTTCTGGTGCACGAGCAAGACGATAAATGACCAATGCATCTTCCAATGTGCGTAATTGATTTAATGATTTAATAGCTTTGTGCATATATGAAAGAACCATTGTCCCTTGTGTATCTGTCAAGCCTGACATTACATTGACAATGGAATCCTTTGCAATTTTTAAACCAGTTGTTGATGGCCCAACAGATTTATTACCGTAGTTAAACCCCTTATCATTAAAAATAAAATATTCATTTTGAGTTTTTGGTATTACAGCAACGCCGCCGTCACCACCCGGTACCTTACGTTTAGCAACTTCACGGATTTTTCTGATCTTTCGTGGATCAACATAGCGAAGTTCTTTAATACCGGCTTTTGTATCCTTTTCGTCAATAACAACGTGATAATAAAGTCTACCGTCAATATACCAACGACGATATGTTTCATATGCTCTTCTATTAAAATCTAATAAATTAAGAACATTTTCAAATTCTTCACGAATAACTTTTTTAAGTTTATCAGATATTTCTATATCATCAAGATTAATCTCAACTATTGTTTCTTCATCAATATCAATTGATTCATTAACAATTTCATCTACTGCAGCATCAATTTCTGGTTGTAGTGACATTTCTCTATATTTAGTTACTAATTCAGCTTCAGTTCTTACAGTACCATCAAGATCAATATATGTACCATAAGATCCACCTGCGGCAACGATAACGGCTCCATCATCAGACTCTTTAGGAGCAAATGATGGAGCTGTATCTACAGGAATATCTCTTTTAAATTCAAAGCCAAATAATTTCATTTATTTTTCCAAAATTTAGAGGGGCATCCCTCTAAAGTAAATGTTACGTCATTATATAAAATATTTATTAGCCATTATTACTGTTACTACCACCACCACTAGTAGTAGTTGTAGTGGTTGCAGGTTTAATAGTACCACCAGGTTGTCCCGTATCAATTGGTAGTGTTCCACCGCTTGAATAAGGTACCCAATAGTCATATGCAAATGTTACACCGAATCTTTGAATTTGATTTGTAGTATTCCAATCAAGACCGATATTACTAATAGTAGTTGGAAAAATACCAACAAATTGATACTGTCTAATTACGTTACCGGTCTTACCAAATTGACTTACAATAGCATCAGTGGATTTATAGTTATTACCACTGATGAGTTTTCTATTGCCAACAAATTGATTCATCTGGTTTGACCATGCTTCAAACATATTTCTTACAGAAAAATCTTCGTCATTTATAATTGTTACAGACCAATCACCATAATCACGGTCGCCAGCAAGTTTAATTTGGCGACCAAAATAACTAACCGGTACAACACCAATTGTTGCTGCCGGAATTTCGGAAGCTTCACAAGTAAATGTAAACTTCGTAAGTGTTTGATTATCTTCACCAATATTTGGTGCGATTGAAACTTCAAAAAGTGAAGGTCTTACACCACCGCCGGTAAGACCACGACTCTTGAAGTCATTAATGTTGAATGCCATTTCTATAACTCCTATTGTTTATTTATTAGAATTGTCCAATGATTGTTGAAAATTGAACGCCGGTTCTAACAGCAACAAAATTCAACTGAATGAAGTTAATTGAACGATTTGGCTTGATGTAAATATCACCCCAGAATTCATTACGATCAATTCTTTCAGCAGTATTATTTGAGGAATCGCATACAACTAGGAAGTCTGTGATACCACGGCGAGCTTGAACATCGCGTAGATAAGGAATAACTAGATTTCTGAATTGTGATCTTGTAAATTCATCATTGAATTCAAACAGTGAGAATCTTGAAGCACTTGCAATTGCTTTCTCAAGTGTAATGAATAGACGACGGACATTAATACGATCGAATGCAGAAGGCTTTTTGGTCCCTGTTTTATCACCAAATAGAACAGTTCCTTGACCTGGGAATGTTACAATTGGGTTAATAGAATTTTTATATAGAAGATCTCTGTTAGGTAGAGTTGGATTATAACGAAGCTTTACAATATTCTTTATTTGACCACGTGTGAATCCGGCAGGTGACCACCAAGAATCATTTGTTGCTTCTGTTCTTGCGCAAAGACCGGCAATATCACCGTTCATTGGAACATAACGATACACATCATTATAACGATCATACATATACTTATAACTACTATCAGCAATATAATATGTCGAATCTGTTACAGCGCCATACCAGTTGATGATAGAAGTTGCTTCATTACCTGGATTTGAACGAGCGGTTGCATCATCAGGTGAAATAAGTGCGATACAATCTTTACGTGTTTCACAAATGTTTTGGATCAAATAGTTAGCAAGTTGGAAGTTACTAACAGTCTGACCATTTACAACAGTTGATCCGCCAATTGGTTTACCTTGGAGAACCAATGAAATATCAACTTGTTCAGTAGAATTGAATAGGTCATACCCTGTGGCAAGAATACCCATAGGAACGGTACTTTCAGAATAACCATCAGTACCACCATTTAAATCCATCGTAAGCGGAGAATAATTTATCGAATTAGCAATATTCAATGCAGTATTTGAAGGTGCGCCTGTACGATCATTTGCCCACCAAATATAAGCAGAATTATCATTAATTACTGTTTTATAGTAAAGTGAAGCACCAGTTTGTGACTTAGCATCTGTTGCACGTGATAGATTTTGATATACTTCAAGTACTGATCCTGGCGCGCCAGTGAATTGGCCATCTTGGTCAACTACCACTACATGCAAAGTATCGACAGCAGCTGAATTACCAAAATTTGAAACATAATATGAAGTTGTAGGTGCACCGTTAGTACGATTGGCAAATTGCCAAGATCTAGTTAAATTAACAATACCAGCGGCGGTCTCGCCAGACCCGGCGGACCCATTTACTGTTGTATTTGCAGTAAAATTTGTAGAAAGTTTATATACTGATTCAAACCCAACCGCAAATGAGGCAATACTTGTATTTACAGTTACCCCAGGGGTTCCAATAGTTTTTACTTGTAAATATTGTGTACCAATTGATGTATTACCAACTGTAATCAAATCACCTACTGTCAAATTAGCAACAATTGTTGTGGCATAATTATTTGCCATTTCGGCTGTACTTGTTGCAGTAAAACTAAATGTACCGGTACTGGATCCAACATTACATGTAAATGCACCTGTGATATTATTACTTGTTTGTGTTTGACAAAGTACTAGACTTGAACTATATGCATTAATACTACTGCAAACTGAAACTCGAAGACTATTACCTAGATCACCTGGATACTTTGCAACATAAAGTGTATTAGCATCAAAGTTACCATCACGAACATTTAAATAATCTGTTCTGTTTTTTACCACATTACTTACAATATTTGCTACAGCACCTGTATTTGCAATTGCATTTAATGCACTATTTGATCCATATATAGTAGTTGTATTTGCCACACGAGCAACATATAAAGAACTACTATATGCTAAAAAGTTAGCAGCAGTGAAAAATGTTTCGTAATTATTGGTAGTTGGTTTACCGAATGTACTGACAAGACCGGTCTCATTGTTAATGAAAACACGTTCGCCAACCGGGCCCCATTTAAAAACACCGGAAATCGCACCGGTTGTTGTGGAAATCCCAGGAACAACAGTTGTAAGATCAATTTCGGTAATATTTACACCTGGACTTACTTGAAATGCCATAGTCATCTCTCCTTTTTATAAAAATTTATTCAAAAGCTTTTGTTTATTTATAAAATAATGTTCTCTGGCTCATTATACGTATCAATAACCATCCAACGATCACCTGAAACTTCAATAATGATTCTTTCCTCGGTTCCATCTTGAATAAAACCAAATGGAGCAAGATCTTGCATAACTTCTTATTCATTTTTTTCGCGAAGATTTGCTAATGTATTTATGGCAGTGAGTTCTTTAAAATAAAGTTGATCCGATAACCAAGCAAACAGTACAAGACCCATCACCAAGTCATCATGTTTACCTGGTTCCGCTTCATATGTATTACCTTTTTTGGAAAACGTTGATAATTCATTGATTGTGCTCAGATCATTGATAATCAATTGATTACCTTCAATCAAGAGTTTCAATA